AAACAGTTCAGTAATTATCCGCTTATGTGCTTTCTGCGATTACTACTGACACCCAATCAGCGAATTGGCATTAGTGGTAATCGTGGTGAATACATAACAACGAAAGGCAATAAATAAATGAAAAACACATACCAAATCGGTGATCTATACACATCGACTAAAACTGCGGTAACAGGCATCATCAAAGAGATCGAAATTGTTAAACCAGATCTTGTCCGTATCCGTATAAATGTATCTGGCGTTGATCGCTGGACTACATGGACTCCTAATAACTAACTAATACCGAAAATAAATTGGAGAAAAATAAAAATGAAACTACAAACATTCGCAAACGATCAAGGCGAAATTGTCGCTACTGGTCGCATCACTCCTTCATTCATCGATCTAGTGCTGAAAGACGGCACACGCTATTACTCAACATTCACAATCGACTTCATGAAGAACCTCAACATCGCAAAGGTGGTAAACAATGAGAACTAAAAATTACTATCGCATTCGCCTACTGGTGCGAATTGCATTCTGGTCAACACTATTAATCGGTATCACTTACATAGTCGGTCACATTAATTGGGTGGGCGATCATTACTGTTGGGGTTCATTCGATAAGTGTTATGGATTAAATAATTGAAATACTCAACCATTACAGGAACTCGTACTGCTAATAACAGAGCAGATCAATTCATTAAAAATAAAACAAACTTCATCGGCTCTAGTTTCATGGGGCAGGTGCAAGCACCAGATTACAGTCCAGATGACTTTAGAACTTATGGTCAGTTAGACAATAATCACATTCTTATTCTTGAAAAGGAAAAACCCGATTACATCGTCTATTCCTATTCAACTCCTATCGCTTGGTATGGAACTAACGGCTGGAACTTACCTTCTATTCGTTATTCACAATCAACATCTCGACATCAATCACTAGTTAGAAGGGCGATCTCATAATGCTATTAATTCTCTCTCTAGTTCTTGGCGCAACAGTTCTTGGTTGCGCTCTTGAAGGGTTCTGTTACAACATCGAACAAAAGGCTAAAAACGAATGACAACAATCGAAAATAAAAAACCTGCTGGCTCTCGTGCCAGCAACGGCTATGGTGAGTTCAAAGTTATTCCCTGCTCACCAGCACAGGCTCGCTTCATTCAACGATTACTTGATGAGCGAGTTCATGAGTTCCAGATCGAGAATGCATCTCTTATTAATAAAAAGCACGCATCTCGTATCATCGAACAATTACTGGCTTGTCCTAAAAAGCCAACTGCATTCAATCCTGCTAGTGACAAACAGGTTGCATTCATCGCTTCACTCATTGAAACAAAAGCGACAGGCTATTTAACAGTCAATCGCTATCTCATCGAGTCAAAGGTGAAAACAACTAATGAGTTAGATCGTGACATCGCTCGTAAATTGATTACACATCTAACTGCTCTTCCAGATAAGCCACAACCAATTCTTGCAACAGTCGGTGCTTATAAAAAAGACGGCATCTATTACTCAGTTCGTAAAGTGCGTGATAGTGATGCGCTCTATGCGTTGGAGTATCTGCCAGATACAAAAGAGTGGCAGAAGAACAGATCAATTCTTCGTCAGTTACTTCCAGAAGAACGCCTGACATTATCTGATGCATCTGCATTTGGTGTTGCAACAGGTACATGCGTTCATTGTGGTCGCACATTAACTTTGCAAAAGTCAGTAGTCGCTGGCATGGGCAAGTGGTGTGCTTCTCATTACAACTAAATAAAAATAAGTTTCTGTTAGCACTATCCGATCGTGGTCGGTGGTAGTACCTGAAAAGCAATCGGTTGACTATTAATCGAAAGCGTTGCAATTCCTTCTGCTTAGGTTGGGAACGATTTGTCAGGTTGACCAATAGTGATCAAAAAGAGGTCTGGAATAGACGGCGATCTCGTGCGCTTCCGATAGTGCTAACAGAATGCTCCACAAAACAACAATCACCTAGAGAAACGGAAAACAATACGAAATGACAACAGATAATCAATTCCTAACAGCAGTTAGTAACAATCANTACTACACACGATCATTCGCTGGAATTAATGANGTGGCGATCGCTGACTGTGCAGTAAAAAACAAACTCAACATACTTACATTCGGTCATTCAGGAACAGGTAANACATCGTTCGCTGAATACTATGCAGAACTTCGTGGTTGGAAGTACACAAACATTCCTTCTAACGACTCTCTCTCTTCACCAGAGATACAAGGCAACATGNTCTTTGATCAAGAACTNAATCAATGGGTCTGGGTNAACTCTCCATTCGTTGATGTAATTCAAAATGGTGGAGTTCTAAACATCGGTGAAATTGTCCATGCATCTAAGAGTGTGAAGAACTTTCTTGTATCACTTCTAGATCATCGCCGTTATGTAACTCTTACATCTCACAAGGGCGAAGTTATAAAGGGGCATGATGATCTTCTAATCATCGCTGACTTCAACCCAAACTATCGTGGTGCAACTCCACTTCCAGAACACATCGCTGATCGCTTCCCGATCAAACTGCATTATGACTATGATCGCAAACTTGAAGAGAAGTATGTNTCTTCTAGTGCGCTTCTAGATCTTGCATTCGGTATGCGTTCAACTTCTATCGGACAGTACGAGTCATCAGATCGTTCGACTGTATTCGAAACTCCAATTACAGGTCGCATGCTAAAAACATTCGAACTAATTGCTAAGGAATTGTCATTCGATCTTGCTTGCGAGATCTTCACTAACAATTTCTCACCAGAAGAGCGACCAGCAGTAAAAATGCTTATGGAAGGTGCTTCATTCAACATCAAGGAAGATCTTGGTATTGATACAGAAAGTATTGCAACCGAACTAGCAAACGCTTAGGAGTTTAAGTGAGCGCATTAGAACAGTACGAACAGATACTCATGGGCTTTGACCCAGATAAATCAAGAGAAGAAGAAGAGAAGCGGTTGCGTATTGATCGCTTCTCTCAATTCTTTAACCGAGTTAATTCTGCATTCGCATTCCGCAAGGTAACTGTGAAGGTGGAGAACTCAACTCTTGGTGCGCCAGCATGGTCTAGTGCTAGTGAAGTGACATTCAATTCAAAGATGCTTGGCGATCTCAAAGATGCAAAAGAGATCGCTGGCATTAAAGGATTAAATCTTCACGAACTATCACACATTCTCTACACACCACGAGCAGGTTCAGAACTTGTTGACTGGGTTGTTGAACAAGATTATTGGCAAGCATTCAACGCTTTGGAAGATTGCAGAATTGAACGACTGTTCACTACTCGCTTTCCTTCAAGTGTTAAATGGTTTACTTCAACTATTCTTATTCACTTTGTAGATAATCCAGATACATTTAAGAACTCTTATCCATTACTTCGTGGTCGTAGATACCTGCCTGTTGAATTGCGTGCTAGATCTCGTAATGAGTATCCAGAGCAAAACAACATTCCAGAGATATGCGACATCGTTGATCAGTATCGCTCTCTTACATTCCCTGCTGATACTGAAAAAGGAAAAGAACTCATAGAACGCTTCATGGCGGTTCTTCCAAAGGGCGGTGGCTCTGGTCATGGCTCTGGCTCTGGTGAGGGCGTAGAAGTAACTCTGCGACCTGCTGGTGCTGGTGAAAAGGGTGATGTAACGATCGCTATTCGTGACCCATTCGGTCATGGTCAACGACCTAATGAAGAGTTTGAGTCATCTATCGACTCTCGACCACAACCTGCAAAACAACAGAAGCAAACTATTGATCGTGCTAACAAGAGCGATCAAAAAGATGATGCTGATCTTGCAGATCAACTACAAAATAGTTCTGATGCAAATAATAAATCTAATTCAAAAGATAATTCTTCAAGTGATGCTGGTAATGAGATCGCAGATCTTATTGCTACAACTCTTCAAGACATTCTTGATGATTATGAAAATGCAAAAGAACTTAATGAGATCATTCGACAGATTGGTGGGTTGCCTTCTCTTCAATCCAACAATTCACAAGAGCCAGAGTTAAATCGTTACAACGGATTAACTCCTGATCTTAAAACTGTTGAAGCATCGGTCGCATTCGCTCGTGAGTTAGAGCGATTGAAAGCACAGTATGACCCTGCATGGGAATGCCAAGAGCCAAGTGGTCGATTAAATGTCGCTCGCTTACTTCGTGGTGATGATCATGAGTCAATCTTTGATCAATGGAATGAGGGTGTTGCAGATGCAACAGAGATCTCATGCGTGGTCATTCTTGATAACTCTGGTTCTATGTCAGGTTCAAAGGCTTCTAGTGCATACAAATCTATGTATGCAATTAAGAAGGCTCTTGATCGCATCGGTGCTGAAACAACTGTTATGACATTCAACTCCGAAACTAAAACTCTGTATCGTTCAACAGATAAAGCAACGAATGTAATTCGTGATGCTGGTGCTGGTGGCGGTACTGATGCAACAGAAGCAATACGCAGAGCAACTAAGTTACTTGCTGAAACTGAAAAGCCTGTGCGTATCTTCTTTGCAATTACTGACGGAGAATGGGAACAAAATAATGAGAATGAAGATGCTATTGAACGCATGGCTCGTGCTGGTGTTCTAACTGCATTCGCATTCATTCCAGACGGCGGTTATGAAGTAGAACTAAATCGTGACAAAACTCATCGTTGCGAGATTGGTGCAGTAATTCATAATCCATTAGATCTGATTAACATGGCTCGATCAATTACAAAGTATGCGATCAATAGACGGCTGGTTAATCGCTAGGTGTCACTCTCTAGGTGACAAGGTGGGGCGCATCAGGGCGGTGCGCTCCACTCATTAACAATTAAAATCAAAAGGAGAATAAATAAATGAAATCAACTGATCTTAAAGTCGGTGTTGAGTATGCAGTAATTCCTTCATGGGATTATTCATCGGCTGATAAAAAGAACCCAGATCTAGTAAATAGAACTCATGTAGCAAAGGCTGAATTAGTTAGTCTGGATAAGTATGAGTATGCGGTGTTTCGCTTTGACTCACCAAACAATCCAAACTTTCAACCTGCACAGAAGGGCGCACGCTCTGTTGGTTACCTAGTTAAATCTGATCAATGGTCAAAGGTAGGTGACCCAGAAACTTATTGGCTGGCTCGACCACAGGACATCGTTGCTGAATACGCAGGTCTTGAAACTCGTTGGTCAGTACAAGAGCGTGAAGAGAAAGAACGCCAAGCCAAAGAGAACGCAGAGCGTGAAGCAAAAGAGCAGAAGCGCAAAGATGCATACCTCAATGAGCAACGCAAACTAGATACAGTCATGCTCGCTCTTAAATCAGTAATTGGTGATCGTGCATCGGGTATAAAGGGAGAACTTAATAATAGAAATGTAAATGGTGAGTATCTTCCATTTGCAGAGTTCACTCTTGATGCACGCACTATGCAAGTGATGATCGAGAAAGTTCTAGAAGCAAGAGAGGCGGTTGCATAATGACAACAGGTTCATTCTATTTACAACGAGTTAATCACTATCTTGAAAATAATGGTAACGATAAAGTGGGCGTTACCTATCAAGGTCGTTGGCTTGGTAATAAATACTTTGCATCGTATAACCAGATAACTTTGACAGAAGTTTCTAAACATGAGATTGAGTACAAGGGTTATCAGATTATAGTCATTGGTTGGCATCGTGAGTTCCAGACAATCTTTAACATGATTGGTGAACCTGTTAGTCGTGATCTTCCAGATGATGAGATCGGGAGTTTAGGTGAGAAGGGTTATTCATCTATTTACACTTCTTATGTCTGGAAGATTGGTACTGACTACGATCAATACTTAACTATTGATTGGCTTTCACGCTACACAGTCTTTTGTGGTGGAACATCTGGCTCTGAAAAAACAACTATTAATAATGCAAAGAAGAGGGTTGACATCATGGTTGGATTAGAAAAATGCCGAGATGTAATAACTCGTAACGCATCAGTAATGATTGAGTGTCTTAGAACTGATGCAGTCAATCCTTATAACGCACTAGTAGGTGATGAGCCATTTATTCAGGCGCATGGTCGCTTGCGTAAAGGCATAATTATTTCTACAACAGGATCTCGGTTTATCGTGGGGTATTCAACTCCTAGTAACACCAGAGATCTCAAATACAAAACACTTCCATTATCTAGATTGTGGGTATCACCATGAAAGTAGCGGAGTTACTTCGATGACTAGATGTAATGCGTGTGGTTGCACGATGACACTACAAGATAACCCAGAGTGGAATGACTCGGTAGATCGTCAATGTATCTACGCACCAAGTCGGTGTGAGGACTGTTGCAAGTGTGGGGGTCACAACTGATGCGAGTAAAACAATTAATTGCAGATCTACAAGAACTCAATCCAGATGATGAAATCATCGTTGCATACTGGGGCAGAGATACTGCTGACAACTATGTAGAGGGTCGCACACCACTAACAGAGGAACAATGGAGTGAGATCGTAGATGCAGTAGGCACAGAGAACATTCAATTCGAAGAGGTAGGTGATCTCATAGAGCAACTTGCTTATGAGAAAACAGACTCATTAGAGGGTGAAGATGCATAGCAAACTGTGTACTAAATGCAGAGTAATAAAAGATCTCAATTTCTTTCACGATAACCCAACAGGCAAGAGGGGCAAAGACTCTTACTGCAAATCTTGTCGGTTGGTTTACGCCAGAAATAGATACAAAAACTCACGCATGGACATTAAAGAGATTGTGTTTCAACATCTACTTAATAACCCATGTATTGAGTGTGGTGAAACTGATGTATTGAAATTAGAGTTTGATCACCACACAAGTAAAAACTTTAATCTTGGCAAGATGACTGTTGGCAAAAGAAAAAGTGCCGATGATATTAAAGCCGAGATCTCTAAGTGCCATGTGCGTTGTGCTTCATGCCATAAAGCAAAGACCCACAAGGAACAGAACACTTGGAAATACCGAATGACTATGGAAAGGAAACTTCATAATGGATAAAGATCTTCAAGTATTACGAAACAGGGCAGTATCAAGGGCTAAACAAAGATTAGCAATTACTCATACAACTGAATATCGAGAATTACTAATTGAAGAGTGCTACAAATTAGGTATATCTGCACCACGAGAGCATGTAAGCACTACCAGCAACAAAGAACTTTCTGATGAAATAGAAAGATTAAAAAGGTTACTTGAGCATACTCGTTTAACGGGTAAGGCTTTGGAATGTGCATTCTGCGGTTGGGATAAGGTAGATGATCTTACTCAAGGTGCTGATTTGGTATACAGATGCTCTGTGCATATTTGCGAAGTATGTAGGTATGAAGGTTATGCAAGAGAAAATGAAAAAATCTTGTGTGATACTCATGCAGAACTTAATTACAAAGAAGATCAGTATGAAAAGCCAAAAAATGATTGATCTCTATCTCAACACCAATAACGGCAAATGGGTAATTCATGCGATTGAAATAAGTGCAAACTAATTAACCTTGTCGATTAGGGGTTAACACAGTTATTTACAGGTTCATTCATTCCCTGTTCTCCTTACTGTGAAGGGCATTCATGACAACTAGCGTTGAGTTTAACCTTTCCGTCACGCTAGGTAGAGATGTACCTGCCCCTAATCGCTTCCAACTATCAGATCGGAGCATTACATGACACCATACATCGAGATCATCGAAGCAGAAATAAAGTTTGATAGAAAAGAAACTGAAATAGTCTTGTTTGGAGTTATTCCCGAAGATTATTCAGGGCTTACATCTGACTTAGACATTGATGATCAAATCTTTTATTGGCTTACAAAGAATGAAGCACATTCATTCGTTGCAGGATTTACCAATGGTGATTGGATAGTAGTAGAGGTGTGCGATTAGTTTCGACACCATTGATCTATTCTTCAATACCAATAACGGCAAGTGGGTAGTTCATGCCACCAACTGTTCATGCAAGCGCACTCGCCAAGATCAAGATCTTGATTTTACAGGTCGGTTTAATTCGTTGAAAGATGCCCAGAAGGTCTGGGAGCAACGCAACGAATGTGGGGCAAGCGAGCATGTATGCACACAACTAACTAGTCCATAATGGCTTACAACTATCAGAAAGGATTAAAATGTTTACAGATCAAGAAATTAGATTAATTATTGCTATGCGAAATACAGGTAGCAGTCTGGAAGATGTAGCACGCCTGTTTAACACAGATCGTCTAACTATTAGACAAACAGAAAGTAAGTTCTATCGATCACAAAGGGAGAATGCTAATGCGGTTCAATAAAACAAAAGTTAGTCCAGCACAACTATCAGAAGAGATCGAACTAGAACTTAGAGGTCGTATTACTGTGTTAGAAGAGAAGGTAGATGCGCTAGGTGGGCTTCTACTGGCTACTCAGCACTTGCTAGTAGAGGTACTAGACACGAGAGGTGAGTAAACATGTATGACGATCTATTTGACTCATCGCTATTTGATGAAGAGTTCGATAGCGAACCAGAATGTAATTGTGAGTGTGGTTGCACAGTTCCAATTCAAGGACAATGTGTTGACTGTTCAGAAGATAGTGGTCACCAGAACAATAACGGGTTATCGAAATACGACAGCCTCAACGAAGCAACTATTAAACGCTTAGAAAAGAGATCTAATGGTTAACAGAGAAGAAGAAATTAACATGATGAAAATGGTGAACTTTGCTAATGAGTTCCTACGAGTAGCCCATGACATTAAGAAAGAGTCAGATCGCCCTGATCAGTTACCAGAAGAGGTGCAGGAGTATCTGGCTAATAAGCAATTAGACGATCTCATCAAGGAAGATGATCTAGAGCCAGAGATGCTTGTCTGGGGCTTGGTAAACATAATTGAGATCTTAATTAAATACTCTCAACTAGACCCTTCCGAACTACATTCAATAATTGCAAAGTTTATAGAGATGAAAAAAGATGAACTCAATGGATAGGTTCGACATAACTGGCGCACCATGTCAGTCTGGTGTTGACCCAGAGATCTTCTTTCCAGACTCAACTGATCTTGAAACTACAAAGCAAGCAAAGAAACTTTGCAAAACTTGTAGCAAATTAGATGAGTGTCTTACCTTTGCCATTAAAACTAATTCAGTAGGTGTGTGGGGTGGTATGACACTAGAAGAACGAAAACTCTATGTAAGAAAACAGACAAGGAGAAGTCGTGCAATTAAACCGAAAGAGAGTGCAATTAATTGAAAGACTGGCTAACTCGTACAGACATCGCAAACTTAACAGGTTTGAAGATAGACACGATCGACAAGTATCAAAGGCGCAACACCCTTCCAGAGCCAGAGCAGTACATAGGGAGAACTCCAGTTTGGAAAAAACAAACGATAGATAAATGGATTGCATTCAGAAAAAAAAATAGAAACAGATAAGTAACTTTATTTAATTATAAAAAGTTACTTCAAAGCACATAAGCGGATTACTCCCCACATGGTCACTATGAAGTTTTATAGCCCCAGATCAGTCTTTGGTCTGGGGCTTTAATTTGACCTAAAAGTTACTGGTGAGTAACCTTACTCATCAGTAACATAGAGCCGAAAGGGGGCTTGAATGTACGCAGTCAAACGGGGCGATCGCTGGACAGGCTATTATCGCAAGGGCGGTAAGCGGTTCTCTGCTGGCACATACGCCACCGAACATGAAGCCAAGTACCACGCACTTAGGGCAGAACAGAGCGACTCACAGACCCCTTCTAAGGCTAATTTGAGCCTTTCTAGATACCTAGAAAATTGGCTGGAAACCACAGATCTATTGCCCATAACTAAGAAGGGCTATTCATCGGTTCTGACTAGGTTCGTCATTCCAGAGATCGGAGATCTCAAAGTAACTTCTATCTCCCGTAGCACCATTTCAAAGTTACTTATCGACCTAAGAGCCAGAGGGGTGGGGCAAGCCACTCTGGGTCAGATCAAAGCCTCTCTGGGGTCAGCATTTAGTCATCTGGTCATGGTAGGTGAGGTCGAAGTCAATCCGACTCATGGGTTGAAGGTCAGGGTTCGTCATGCAGATCTAGACTCTGTATTAGAGCCAGAAGAGTTCAAAGAGATTGTTAAGCATTTACCAAATAAAGAAACAAAACTCTTTGCCCAATTCCTAGTGGCTAGTGGGTGTCGCTTTGGAGAAGCCACAGAACTCAGGGTCAAAGACATCAATTTCAAGACAGGTGAGATCTTTGTCCAGAGAAGAGCAAGCGATCTAGGCAAAAGCCATACCAAAAGGTTCTTAGTCGTAGATGCTACAAAGTCAGGGCAAAAGCGTAGTTTTGTTATCAGTAAAGCCCTATTACAAGAGATTTCAAGCCATGTCAGCACCAAAGCCATATCAAAAGATGATCTGCTCTTCCCAAGATCTATTGTATTAACGGCAGGTAAACTAGAACCTTCTCGTAGCACAAAGCCCTCTCGACCATTTGAGAAAGGCGGAAGAAAGTTCGAGCATGGAACGCTCTCGGCTTACACTCATGGAGAGTGCAGGTGCGGTGAATGCAAAGAGGTAATGCGAAAGCATCACCAAAAGGCAAAGCCATACCAGAAGCAAAGGCGGTTCATCGACCAAACGAGTCACTTGCCACGAGATGTATGGAGAAAGATCTGGAACAAAGCAATAGCCAAATCAGGAATTGGTTGGTATCCAAGAACTCACGATCTTAGGCACGCTAACGCTACGCAGTTACTCAAAAACGGCGTAGATGTGCATGAGGTGAAGGAGCGACTAGGTCACCAGTCAATTAAAACTACGGAGCGGTATTTACACCGACTTCGCAACCAGCAGTCAAAGGCAGGTGAGATCGCCAATGACTTCTTGGAGTGATGAAACTATGAAAGCAGTATCAAAAGTAAGACTGATCTTCGGGTCTATCTCGATGTCAGTAGTTCTAACAGCAGGGTTCTTGGGTCTGGCAACGCCAGCCATAGCCCCTAGCAAAGCCGAAGCAAAAGCCTTAGTTCTAAGGCAGTATGCCAATGCCACCCGACTATCGGACAAGGACTTGGTAGGACTGCTACAAGCAACAGGGTTCAAGGGTCAGTCCTTGAAGTATGCGTGGGCTATTGCTAAAAAAGAGTCACATGGTAGACCTCTTGCCTATAACGGAAACAGCAGTACTGGAGATAACTCCTTTGGGTTATTTCAAGTCAACATGCTTGGTTCAATGGGCGAAAATAGAAGGTCGCAATTCGGTTTAAGTTCAAACGCCGAACTGTTGAACCCTGTGGTCAATGCCCAAGTTGCTTATGACATGAGCAAAGGTGGCAAAGACTGGAGTGCGTGGAAGGGAACTCATCAAGCCATAGTTCAAGAATGGCTTACTAAGTACCCATACAAGTCAACAACAAAGGCACACAAAGCAAAAGCAGTATCAAAAGCAATACCAAAAGCAGTACATCGGTCTAAAAGCAAAGCCTTATCAAAAGGCACAGCACAAGCATAAGCAATACGAGAAGCCCCTCAGAAATGGGGGGTTATCTCAGAAGTAACTTTCCTGGGACTGCGGGCCGTAAGTAAAGTTAGTTAAGGGGGCAATAAATGGAAACACCAAAAGATTACTTAGATTTAGCAAAGCAACATCAGAAGCAGGGCAAGTGGGAAGAAATAAAGATACCCACAAGCAAAGAAGAGTTTTATAGTTACGTTTCTAACAAAGACATGCTCACTAAAAAAATGACTGAAAAACAAGTTGATAAGTTATTTTGGAATGTGCTAGTTCATCTTGGTTGGAAGATAAACATGTCTTGGAATAATAAGAGAAAAATTGTTTTACCTTGTCCTAAATGCAATTTAATTATTGACGAGTTAGACTATGACGGATTGCTTGTTAAAGATGCTAAATCTATGTCTAAACAAAAAAACGTCAATGGAATGTTGGACACACACAATGGAGAGCCGTGTATTCCAGAAGCCATACCAGAAGGTGAAGAAGCATGAGTTGTTATGTCGAAGGTTGCATCGACCCTGTTGAATGGTTGATCTGGATAGATGGCTCACTCTGTTGTGACAAGCATGCAGAAGAGATCGGCAGTTATGTAACAGAGTTAAAAGCCATACCAGAAGCCTTACCAAAAGGCTATTAAAATTGGCGTTACTTAGTTACAATTTACTTGTGATAGTTTCTTCTGGTGTCACATCTCTTATCATCTTTACCTCGCATGCATCTGTACTACAGAAAGCCTCGCCTATGGCATCAGCAGCCATACCAGCATAGACACCAGAGAAGTCAATCGGGAATAGTTTCATTACTCCCTCATCTTTATACTGTTGCTCGGTAATCTGGGTGTAAGGCATCTGTGGGTAAGTGCCACTCATCATAGGCAAAAATGAAACAGTCTTAAGTTGACCGTCATACATATGCAAAGCCGTACCAATATCCGAGGCTTCTTTCTCTGGATCAAAAGAAATAGTTACAGACACAGAGTTATCTGACCAATAGCGTTGAGCGGTAGCAGCAAGAGCCATCTTCTCATAGATACTTACGTCTTTCTCACTGCGTCTTGCTTCAGATTTGATTGGAAAGAAGACAACAGATGTTCCTGTTGGGTCTTCACTTGCTGGTTCAATACGATAGTTAGCCATTTTAAATAGTGGAAGCATTGGGTCATTGTTACGAAAACGAATGGCACGATTAAAGTACTTGCCACCTACAGTCCAGTGAACTCCTGGGCTTTCTCCTGCAAGAATAGATACAGTTCCTGATGGTTTCACAGTTGTCATCTTGATTGACTCACGAATACCAAGCCACTCAGAGTAAGTCTTATCGTAACCTTGGATAACTTTATAACCTTCATCCATCCATGTACGAAGAACAGGCAAACCTTTGTTATCTGCAAAATTAGCCACACCAGATACAGATGTACCAATACGGCGGTTACGTTGCATGATTGCGTTTGTCTCTTCCCAGTGGGTGGGCAAAAGAGTTACAGTCTTGGCATATAAATAAGCAAATTTTAATGTTCGTTTAAAATCATCAATGTCTGTATGGCGGTTCATGTAAGTTTCAACCAAAGTACAGCACTCATAGGACTCTAGTGACTGTTCAGCGCAAGGGTTGTAGCCAGAGATACGCCAGTCTTTGTTGTTAATTGGATCTGCTAGTCGACCATACTGCTTGGAGATATCCATCCAGATAACTCCTGGCTCACCATTACGAGAGATACCTTCAATGATGCCATCAAGGTTGTCTCCTACATTAACTGATACAGAGTTGTTAGACATCCAAGCCCAACCTGGCTTCTCTGGGTCATAGGAGTTACGCTCTGGAAACTTCTCTGAGTTCTTTAGGTTAAGAAAGTCCTGATCATCAACACGACCAATTAGAAGTTCAGCAGACCTACGCACATTACCAGATACAACACAAACCCCAATAAGATTCCCGATATCAGCGATATCAATACGGCTAAGTTTTTCACCAGCCCTACCAGAAAAGATCTTAGTGATGTACTCGTGTAACTTGATAAGTGGCTCTGGTCCTGCTGCAGTTCCTCCAAACGTCCGAATAGGTTCGCCTTCTTTACGGATCTCTGAGTAATCGAATGTAGGTACTTTCGACTCTGGACGGAGGTAAGCGTTAATGAGAAGGGCGGTAGATTCCACCCATCCCTCTCTGGTATCTGGAATGACATATGTTTCCCCCTCTTGCGGTTCATAAATGGTGAAGTCTTTATCTGCGCCCTTGTCATCAAAGCCAACACCTACTCCAAGCATACTAGCCTCCATCAAAAAGGCAAAAGGCTTGGCTGGATCTGTCTTAGTCATTGAGCCAGTAGAAACAAAGGCACAATTCTGCAACGCTGCCGAGTTGCGCTGTTCGTTTACTAGCGGTGTACCCATGACCCATAGACCACGTCCAGGCGGTGTCCACTTCAAGTTCCAGAGGCGGTCAAATGCTTCCTTAGCAGATGAAGCAGCCTTGGCATCTGACCATGGAAGACGGTTGATCTTGGCGTGATCTTTCTGCAGTGAGTACATCCCGTTGATGACTCTCTCACATACGTCTACCCAAGTTTCCTTAGTACCATCTTGCTTTAACCGAGAATAGGTGCGTAAAAAAGTAATCTCTCCAAGTGAGTTACCAGCAGCATCTTGATATCCGAATGGGGCTTTCTTTTCCTTGTAAGGAGCCACAAACTCATCTGCCAACTTGAATGAAAACTTCGACATGTATATACCCTATTTCTAATAATCTCTAAATACCCCTCGATGGGTAACCTATTGTGATGGGCGCAAACCTATCACACACTTGCTAACTTTATTTAGTACTTTGGTCTGGGACGAAAGGGTAAACTTACATCCACCCTGCTCCACTACTCTCCACTTGCTGTTATCAGATAACAGTTATTCTTCGATAGACTCCGAAATAATCTTTGTTACAGTATCTTCTCTAAGAGTTTCAGGCAATTCACGAAGTGCTTGGGCACGATCTCCAAAGATCGCAGAGAGAACTCCACCCGAAGATTGACGGCTTGCAGTGATCTGAATAAACTCTTTATTGGAGTCCATCTCGTTGACATTACCAACTAATTTAAGGAGGCGATCAATCTCCTGCGAAAGATTAGGATCAGCATAACCACCATTCATTTCCTCTGCAAATCGCATAAAAGCCACTCTTTGTCCCTGCATTTCGATAATTGCAGTGAGCAAAGCCTTGAGTTGATCTTTAGTCTTAACCTCAACTGGAAGGTTAAAGGCGCAAGAATTTTGTGGTTTGAAGGCTGGACAGTTGGCTGCAACAAAGCAAGTATCGCATTGACGCAGGGATGAATTTTGATTTTGAACTACTGGAACTTCTTTAAGAACGTCATGTCCTTCGTCATCTGTCTCAACTACAGTTTTCATTTTGTAACCAAAAACTGGAAGGTTTTGGATCTCAGATGGATCTCTTTGGACTAACTCTGGTGCTGAATTTTTCCGCACCTCAACCCCACTGTTATCAGATCCAGCGGTCTCAATTCCCATCAAACCTGTTAAGAACGTATCGCTGTTATCAGATAACATCTCCCCTTGTCCACCATCGATGATGTGAAAGTTAGGTGATTTCTTGTCCATTGATTCCTCTAATTTCTTATATGACCAGACTGCTACTCTAGTTGCTTCAAGGGTGGTATCTGCTACAAAGTCTAAATAGTTAAGCCCTGCACCATTGACAATAGCCTTATATCTAGGGCGAGCCTGATCTTTCATTCGCTTGGGGTACCGAACAATCTTCTTGCCATCCCAGATAATTGTTTCGCCTCTTCTCATGGGTGAAAGCCATGACAATGTGGTGGATGTGGCAAATGGTATCTGTCTTAGGTTGTCTGGTTTGGCACAGGACAGGGCGTGGAACTGGGTGCCATACTGTCTAGAGTAACTTCTAGTAAGAGCGGCCAAGTTAGTTACAGCCTCAATCTCATCGCTAGGGATCATGATGTTCTTGTATTTGGCAGACATCTCTAGGAGTTCATGTGTTCCGTACTCTTGATGCCATACTACCCATAACTTAGGGTCGTTACTGAAAAAGGGGCGCTGTTTTTCTATCCAGTCTTTGCCCAAAGCCATAGAGTCAAACTCTTGAAAGGCAAAGGCTCTGTCTGCGTTATTGACTAGGAACTCCTGATAGTCAGCGGCAAGGTCTATGAGTTCTTCCTTAGACAAACCGTTCTTCTCTGCCTGCCTGGCACCCGACTCAATAAATACATTTACTTCTGGCTGAAAGTGCTCACTGATAAGCCACAACTTAGTTTTGGGCAAACCACGTTTGCGTAAGTTGTAGTAGTTGATACCCATGTAAGTAACTCCCTGACCTTCCAGGAGAGTTCGATTACTTCCTACCTCTGTGCCACTAAATATAATTTTCATTAGTCTTGCCAGAACTCTAAGTCTTTAGGCTGCCCTGCGCCCTGAGATTTAGCCACGTTGACTCGGTCAATAGCACTAACAATGTCATCCCATTTTCTTACAGCCTTTGGAGCATCTGGGCGCCACTCAACTGGGATATAACTTGGGTTAGAAAGCAAAAGGGTTGGGACAGATTGGTGCTCAAAAACCCATGCACACATCTTTGGGTCAGAGTCAACATAGAGTTCAATAGGGGCTTGAGTACGACACAAAGTAAATTGACGGCGCTTTATATCTTCACCTTCAAGATGTACTTCACCAGTCATAAGATCGTCATAACCAATGATGCCGTGGGAGTTAAGCCACTGTTCTGCATCAGCCTTTTTACGGCTCGTGATCAAACCAACACGGTGACCAGCATGTAGGGCATAGTAAATAACTACTCCAGTTCGGTTTGGTTCTCCTGATTCCGAACTAAGTACGCCGTCCATGTTCAACAATATATTCAACGTTTATCCTTTATCTTAATCCTTTGTTAGGAGGAAGTTCTCCTCCAACAGTGGGTGCCCATAAATCTCCTTCTTTAGTTCTTGTAGGAGAATGTTTTGGTTCTTT